GACGAATTGTGGAGTGTCTGTGGGCTTGATCAAGCTCCCGCTTGGCTGCAAGAGGCAGAGAGGGAACATCGTAAGAAGCTCGGTTCCTGCTCAAGGCGCCTTCCCTATTCGGTCGCAAGGCCGGAGGGAGGGGAATCCCTTGAAGCACGATTCGAGAAGTTCTACGCCCCTCGGAAGGTGCGTGTTCACGCGCCAACCGCGCTTTACGCTAGCCAAGAGGTCGCGAAGATGTGGCCTTGCGCGCGGCCTAGGCTCCGTGTCCTCCCACTTGAGGATGCGGTCTGTCTGCGCAAGAGGGGTACCAACTTTGGCTATCCCCGGTGTACTTCGTCCTTTGAGGATAACCTGCACTATTACTACATGGAGTCTGAGCGGCTTCGTGAGGCAGGATATCCGCTGGCTGATGCGTCGGACTACCCCTCGATCGCTACGACGAGGAGTCAGGCAGCCGGTGAGTATCTCTGGGCGAAGGACCGAGCTCTGTCGATGTATTGTGGAGTTGTCGCTGGCATTGAGAAAGGGGTTCAGAAGCCCGGTTTTGATGCTCTCCGCGACCACGTTACGTTCTGTGCCTGGAAGGGCCAGAACGATGTGGATGCGGCGGTGACGGCTCTGCTTGACGGAGCCCCAGGAGAGGTGTTGTCAGCTGACTTCACCAATTTCGACGCCTCTGTGCCACCTGATGTCACGGTGAGAGCTTTTGACATCACGGCATCCTGGTTTGAGAGGGAAGCTAGGCCTCAGCTTGACTTCATTCGTGAAGCCTTCATGAGGTCGGGGATCTACCTCCCTGGTTACAATGGCGAGATCACTTATCGCCATGGTGACGAGAGGACGGGGGGGGTTCCGTCTGGTTCGGGTCTCACGAACTGGATCGACAGTATCGCTAATTGCTGGGTGTTCCATTACGCCGCTAAGAGGTGTGGTGGGTCTGTGCTGCGGATCCTCGTTAACGGGGATGACGCAGTCGTATCCTTTCATGGGGTGCCTGACATCTCTGCGATTTCGAGAGTGATGCTGGACGAGTTGGG